TTAATAACTGCAGAGAGGTTTTGCCAAAGTGCAAAGAGGTTTTGCCAAAATAAAACGCCCCAAACCGTAGAGCGCAGAACACCTGTTCGATTCGATTTATACCATGAAAAATGCGAATCGACAGGCTTTATTTCCGGTCTTTTAAAGTCTGTTTAAACAGCCGTTAACGGCCTTCTCTGAGGCCTTTAAGACGGCCTCTCTCAACTCATCTTCTCAAAGTAAACCCACATGCCACAGCGCTTGCACCGGACATGTAGTTTTTCAACTATTGCCGCCATGAGGGTTCTTCTGCATGCTGGGCATTTAATCAGCGGCCCTGCATCGCACTTTAGGGGCTTTCGGCTGACTTTCGATTGATACACCGGATTGATCATTCGTCTGTGCCTCGGTCCAGGTTTACCCTTTGCTCTGAGTCAGGGAATGCCGCTCCTCGCGGCCTCGATCTGCGACGTAATTCTCAAGCCTGAGCCTCATGAGCTGAATCAACACCTGCGCGTCTAGATGTGATTTCAACCTCTTCTCCGCCCTCTCGATACAGGCCAATGGGCGACTAAGGTCCACCTCGATCCTGCCCTGGGCGCTGTCGATTTTAATCCAGCTCTTTACTCCGTGCCCCTCCACCAGGAAGTCCCGCAAATCTGCATTTTTTAAGATTCTGCGAAGTGCGTGAATCGGAGGGGTCTCTATTTTCTTCGCCCTGCATATGCCGGACAGCTCGGCGTGAAGTTCCTTTACGGTCCTTGCCGGACCCAGCAGGGCACTGTTGATCAGGTTGATTTCTTGTTCATATTTGGATTTCCCTTTTCTGTGATGCCCATATTTAAGAATGATCCCTTCGATGCCCATCCTCTCGAAGTTGCGTTCCCATTTCAGAAAAGTCGAGTAAGCTACCCCTCGCGAGCTGCAATATTGTCTCTTCGTCATCCTAGACGCGTAGCGCTTCCTGCTGGCCTGTGACAGGGCTAATCTCTTCCATCCCAGAATGAGGCTGAGTCTGTATCTCGTGACAGCCTCTTGCCACGGGAGCAACGCCTTGAGCCGCGCAAATATCGCCCGATCAGTCATGGATCACCTTCCGGCATGGTCTAGGATTGCTTTTCTGCCTCGATGCTCCGAATATACCTTTTCAGCATGTAAAGGATCTGATGATCCCTCGGCCGGACTTCCTCCTCGGAAAGCTTTTCGATATGGGATAACAGGTCCGGATGCTTTGCAAAGTCGATCTCGACTCTCGTTTTTGCCTCAGGATCGATTTTCTCCCCTCCGGGCGGGTGAAGAGTCGGCCCTGGCCCCCTTTTTTCATCCTGAGACCTCCCTGTCGCGTCGGTTGGCCTGCTCTGTGCGGGCGCGCTTCCCCTTTTTGCGTTTGTTCGCTGGGCCATGCACCTGGCTCCGAGCCTGTGCGCTTTGGTGATCGTCTTTTCCTTGCCGCACTCCTCGCAGATCCGCGTGTTCTGTTCACCCTCTTTTTCGGCTGTTTTCACCATTTTAAGCCCCTCCGCCATGCTTTTCCGGTTTTTCCGCCCCTGCTCGCAATCCAGGCAATCCATGTAACTCAACAGCGGATCTCCGAAGCTGTCCCTTTCTTCCGTCGCGATGTCCTGCCTTCTCAAGCATATCTCCATCCGGAGCGTGCAGCCTGTCTTCCGGCACAAAAAGAAGTTACCGCCCGGCAGCAATTCCTGCAGCGGCGCTCCTGGTGCTGTCGCTATGGTGGATACACTCGCTTCGGTCGAATATGATGCACTCATCGCATCTGGACCTCTCCGGCCATTTCTTGCTGCTTAACCCGAGTTCTCTGAGAGCCCAATTATCAGCCTCGACCTCGATGTAATTCCGTTCCGGAGTTCCCTTGCTCTCGAGCATGATGTCATGATGTCCGAGAACAATGTGTCCGATCTCATGAAAAAGAATAAAGATCAGCTTATAAGCGCAACGGTAGCGCCGAGGGTCGAGATATATTTCATACCTCTTCGTTTGGCGATCTCTCGCCGCAACTCCCAAGTGTGTGTCCGTCAATTCGCAAAAAAACACATCATCAATCTCTGCACAGTACTTCCTTGCCCACGAAGTCAGAAACTCGCTTCTCTGTCTCACCTTCAGAACGTCCGTCAAATAATCCCACCTTTGCAAGTTCAAGGTATCTCTCCATTCAATTTGTCCAGGGCAGGCCGCCAGGCGGCCGGGCCGAAGCGGCCTCCCTGGATCAAGGAGGAGGGCCGACGAAACCCTCAGGCAACAATGGATTTATAAGCACCCTTGTAATCGACCACTGCGCCGCCGTACTCATGGCGGATTTTGTAGCCGATACCATCGCCTTTGAAATATCTTTCATACTCAGACCGGTCGGCAATGATGATGTCCGGCTCGTCTCTTCCGTTTAGATAGGTCATTTCGACGGAAGGCACCTCGTTGCAGTCTCGGACGATCCCCCAATCATTGTCCGTGAGAAAGGGACAGGTCACAATCCGCTCGTTTCGATCCCCGAAGAGCCGATAACAGGGATTGACGATCTGTGTGGTCAAATCGTTGCTGGTGTAATAGACCTTTGCCTGATTGATCTGAATGGCCTCCTGCCACTGAGTCGGTGAGGCTATGAGATGCCAGTTGAATGTGGCGAGGTCCATTCCCATCTTCTCGCCGGAGCCGGATTCGGTCATATCGGCAAGGGCCGTGATCGCCGTCGCAACATTGGAGCTGCTCAGAGCCCCGCTGCCCAGATTCCCGTGCTCCACGGTAAACCAGGCCGTGCCGTCAGGGCAAAGCGAGTTGTTCAGAAAATGGTTCCAGATATATCTCGCATGGGTCCGCCGCGCTGATCGCGCAAGCTTTGAAAGGATGTTCTTTATGAGGTTCACGGAATCGTCCACCAATAATCTCCGGCTGATGATGAAGATGCCTCCCTTTTGTGTCAGGCGAAATTGAATGGCACCATCAACTGACAGGTTCATCAGATCATAATCGCTGGTCTCAGGATCTATGTCAGGGACATCCTCAAAGTAGTCATATTGAACAGATCGCACCGGACGAAAGTTGTCTGTGCTATTTTTTTGAGAAAGAAAAATGCCTTCTCGGTAGGGGAGATCCCGATAGATCTTCGTTAAGACGATATTGAATGCATTCATCAGGGCATTCGGAAAGGTATCGACCGTGAAGTCCGCCTTTGCCCTTTGCAGCTCTGGATGTGTGATCGCGTTGGGATAAACCGAGTTCATCCTTAAATCGAGATCTCCCGTCATGTGCTTATAAGCCTCTTGAAGGCCCCTGAATGCGGGGAAACCGCCCGTATCGTAATCGGGGAGAAAGAGCTTGATCAGTGCGGCCTCGCACTTTTCCAGCGGCGTTTTTCCCGCCGTGATCGATGCTCCGAAGATCGTCTCGACGATATCTTTTGCTATTCTTTCCTTGGTCATGGCTGCCTCCTGTGTCGCTATTTATTGTGCCCCTTACTATCGATTAATATGATCTTCGGAGCTGTTCATCAGGTTTCACGTCCGGGATCTATTTCCCGAACAATTTTTTGAAAGAGGATTTCACGACATCCTTTTTCAAGTCGATTTTCTGCCCGAGCCGGGGACAGAACACCTCTTCTTTTTCCTCCAGCTCCCCTGTGATCTCCGTAAATGAAAGCGTGAATTGAGCCGCCTCGCCCTTCCTGTGGCGGACCTTCTTTCCCCCTTTGGTCACGATCACGATTTCATCTTCTGAGATCTCCTTGCTTGCGAAGACGAACTTCGGCGCGATGCCGTAAATCTTCAGCGCCTCACTCAACAATAAGCTCTGCTCTTTCATTTTCCGGACTCCTTTTTTTATTTTCATGCTGTCGTTCTTTTTCGCCCCAGTCTTCTTTCCACGGAACTGTATAGCAGGAGCAATTAACCGTCTGCGCGGCCGATCCTGCCGGATCGCGGGGGTACATGAGCTTCGCTGCAGGGGCTTTGTCCGTTGCCGGGATATCGAAAGGTTTATCGATATCTCTTATCTGACCGTCGATGTCTCTGTGTGCAGTCCTAGCCACTCGCGAGCTTCCGTGCCTCCACTGTTTTTTTAATCCAGGGACAACCTGGGCGGCCTGCTCGCGGCGGGCCTGCGCGGCAGCCTCCAAGGCTCGGCCTGCTTCTGTTCGGACAATTGTTTCAGCGCGGCGCGAGATCGACAGGAGGACGCCGTCTTTGTCCTTCATGTTGCCGATGGTCTGAATTACTTCGTATGGGGTTTTCTGCCCCATAAGACCCCTCGTGATTTCGAGTCCTATTTTTCGCGATGCGTCGCGGGTCAGACCCGTCAAGAGATCGAGGGAGTAATCCTGCATGATAAGCAGCATCCGAGTATCGAGAAAGGGAATGCCCAGGTAGATCTCTACCTGCTGCAGCGCTAGATCCGTCATCTTGATTCCGTGCTCCCACATGTCGCCTTGGGCCTGTTTCAGATGCGCGCCGAGCTTATCTGCCAGATCGCGCATGGTGAGGTCTATCTCCTTTTTTAGTTCTGATTGACGATATTGCTGCCACTCGGTCTGTGCAATCTGCGCAATTACATCTGTGCGCGCCTGCTCCAAGAGCTTCAATGCACCACGGACAGAGCCTTCTTCCATGTCCCGCGCCTTTTTAATCAGCTCTCGGATTTTTTTGTCAAATCGCTCAACCTTTCCCATCGAACTTCTCTCTTCACAGCAAAAGGGGATTACACGGCCCTTTGGCCTGTGCAACCCCCTCTTGGTTGCCCCTCATTTTTTATACCCTGGCAGGGCGGAGAGGGTTCCGCCTTTTCGGGGATCAGCCTAGCCAGGGTGCCACAAAGGGGAATTGTCCGCTATTGCACCTTGCCCTCCTGTGAGCCGCGATCATCTCCATTGGCTCCCTTCGGAACGACATACTTGTCGAGGATCACGACATCGCAGATGTCTCGCGACCCGTCATAAGGCCCGCCGCCGTAAAGAATTCTCACTTCGCCGAGGGCGGCTTCGATAATGAGGCACATCTGCTCGATTTCAGCATACGCATCTTGAACAAGCCTTTTTCCAGCACAAGAGACCCTTTGGGCCGTATCGTCATCGATGCGGCTGATCAGCTCAAGATACTCGTGAATGCCGGTCAAAGGGCCATGAAACGCATCGACGAGAGTGTATTCTATTGGCTCTTTTCCGTCCTGCCGTTGCCGGTACTGTTCAATCATTACCGATATTTCTTCCAGTTTGTGTTTCATTCGTCGGTCCCTTTCCCTCCTCCACGGTGTGATAATTTTTCAGCGCCAGGATCAACATCTGCGCCTCTCTCTTTGTCCTGGCCGCGTCCCGTTTGATGATCCGCCTAGAAAACCCTTTGAGCCGCTCTGGATTGGTCTCCCAGCCCATTTTTTTCTCTAAGAAGAGGATCATCCGCCGCTGTTCCGGAGTTACGATCTCCGTTACGTTTTCAGGCAACCGGGCCTTTGCCTGTCGCTTTTTCTTCGCCCTGGCCCCTGCCTTCCGCAGGGCTTCGATCACGGCCGCCGTCTCGGCATACGAAAGCCCCTTGAGAGATTCTTTTCCCGTTGCGCCTCGGACTAACTCGTGCAGGCCTTCGTCATCGAGCCCGATCTGCCCGGCCAAGACCCAAATCATTTTGTTCTGCTTTCCCGTCATGGCCTAAGATTCCTCTTTTCACCTCCCTTCAAAGTCACATATTTTCAGAGCCTAGAAGCCCTTTCACTTCTTCGAGCAGCTGGGGAGTGATTGCCGTTTTTTCGGTTTTCGCGATCTCCATTGATCGCTGTAGAAGTTTAACCATCTTCCGGAATTTCCCTTTCCCCGCGGCCTCAGTGTGCAGATACTTCAAGCATCCATCGTTAAGGCCAGGGCAGAAGGTCTGGGCGAGGAGAATAGAATCATCTTTCCCGATTTCCTTGAGAACGCATCGGACGCCGATCCTGGAATAGAGCTGATCCCACATGAAGGCTCGGCGGCCCCCGCGCATTTGGTCATAAAGCGTCGGCTGCCCTACAAAAACAACTCCGATCCCCGCGCTATCATGCAGCTTCCGGCATGCTTCGAATGATTCCCAGCTGAGAAAATGCGCCTCATCGATCACGAGCAAACGGCGGCTGTCCTTGAGATATTCAACAATCCGCGCAAGGAATGTTGAGTTTCGGCCCTGCCGGTGACAGCCAGGCAGCTGCGCCGATATCAGGTCCAGGATCGCGCCGACTGATCGGGAAGTGACATCGGCGCAAACCAGGATTGAGGAGCGGGATTTCTTTCTGAATTGAAGAAGGGTCACGGTTTTCCCGATGCCAGCGGGACCCACGACAACCCCCATGTCCTGGTGTTTTTCAGCGGTCCGAAGAACGGCTAATATTCTCCTAGAAACCATTGTTGGACAAAAATCAGGCCGTTTATATGGTGATGTTCCCTGCTCTTCCCGCTCGACAAAAGAGCAAATATCCTGCTCGACTGCGGCGACATCACCGTTGTATTTTTCATTGATATATTGCGAGACCAGGGCGGTTGATTTGCCGAGCATCGAGGCAATCTGTTTGATGCTGTATCCCCGCCGCTCGATGATCTCTTTAAAGCGCGCAAGCAGGGCTTCGTCATAGGCTCTCGTGGAGTCCTTTCCGGCCAGTGAAGAGAGATTTAACGCTGAATTAGAAGCCATTTAAAACCCCCTAATCGTCATCGCTGCTGCTGTTAAAGATGCTCAATGGACCCGAGAGACTTTCCAATGAAAGGCCTGATCTCTTGGGCTTCGCCTGCGTAAGCGTTCCCGCGTATCGTGTCAAAATATCGCCGCCTGCCGCTGCCCGCAGCTCTTCCGGTTCTTCCGCCGGTTGCTCCGTCATGATCTTACGAACGTCCCGTGCAAGGCCTTCCCTTGCATGGAATCCCCGGACCTTGCTTTGAGCTGGGCGGATATCTCGCGGCCTCTCCTGGTTGGCTTCGGCCAACTCAGCCGCGAGCTGCACGGGGTCTACCGAAACTGCCTCACCGTCTAGCATTCCCTGCCGTCTGCGCTTGATCTCTTTACGAATGCGGCGAGCCGTCTTCGCATGCTCGGCAGTGATGGGATCTCGGTAGTGTCCTGGGATTTCCAGGTCTGCTGTGCAGAATGCTTTCCCCTTGTAAATTATCACGGCTCGGCGGAGATCTCGGGGATCTCGCCGCACTTCGACCGATTCTCCGGCCAACTCCCAAAGCTTTTCCCCGCGATAGAGGAAGCCCTCGATGCTAACCGTGCCGTCCTTTACCCGCCTGATATGCCGGTCCATCAGAAGGTAATCGAGGATCTCTTGCGAGGGGATTTTCGGGGTTAATTCTTCGTAATATGAATCGGGAGACCGCTTCGTTGTGTTGTGCGGTCGAGCGTTCCGGGCTTTTATCAGCACATCAACTCTTTCATGAAGCTGATCGAGAGTCAGGAGTTTACCTGAGTTGATCTCTCCCTGAAGCTTTGAAGGCCGTGTTTTTATGGAATGGCCGCGATATCCGGGAAGCTGAGTAAGCCGGTATGTGAAAATCCGGAAGTTGGGCTCGATGAGCTTTTCCTTCGCATTGTAGGGCGAGGCGAAAATGATGGATGTTCCCAGATCTCGCAAGATGCCTGGTATCTCAGTTCTCTCGATATCGGTGAAGAGAAATTCTTCATCGCCTTCCTTCACGCGATCGCCTGCTATGAGCTTGCTTTTATAAGGCTTGCCGCGATCAATATAGGCATCCTTCGGAGCGCCGTGCTTGGCGACTCCATAGGCGAAAGCTTGCCCGATGGTCAGGGCATTGTGGACGGCGCTCAATACCCAGCCGACGAATTTTCGGGAGCGGGCATCCAACCAGGCCGTGAACCAGGGAAAAACGACCTTTCCGTTATGGAGACAGGCCACGTCGATCTGTTTTGCATCGCCGATCCAGCATTCGTTAACGGCCGCCTGCTCCCAATCGCGACGGACATGAGGGGAGTATTTTTTATTCCACGCATCCTTGTCACGGATCAATAGCTGCTGGGCCTTTGTCCAGGTGGAGTTGACGTATTCCGTCACGGTGCGATAGGCGGGCAGCTCATCGACCTTGCCTTTAAACTCGGTGCAGAGATCCTCGTAAACCATCCGCAGGGACGGGCCGTGAGGCTTAAGATATCTTTCCCGGATGAATTCTCTCATCTCTGTGTTGATGACCTTCTTGCTCGCGCCGTTCGTCCATCCGGGGACAAGAGCCGCCGCCCCGCCTTCCTCGTAAAGCCTCAAATAATTGTCCAGGGTCCGGATCGATATCCCGTAACGCTTCGCATAACTCTTTTTGAAATCGATCAGTTTTCCCCTGGGAATATCCTTCTGCATCTGGAAAAAGCCCTCGACTATCGCGAGCCGCTTCTCCTGTTCCTTGCGCTGCCAGGCCTTGAGATCTATGTTTTTCGGGGATTTTGGCTCAGCCTGATTTTCAACTCCTCCTTCGTCCTGGTGTGTTTTGAGATATTCCTTCATCGCCTCAGGAGGCAGCGCCGAAGCGGGGATCAGTAGCCGATTTCCTGATTTAACGGCCGAAATTTCGCCACTCCGCAACCTCCGACGAAACGTCCGCTCAGGTAGGCCGCTGAGCTTTACGAACTCTGCCGAGGTTAAGAATTGTTCGCCGGGATGCATCATGAATCAGCCTGCTCCGCGCTCTTTCCTTTGATGAAAAGCCCTTCAAAGTACGGCAGTGACAGCTTTTCACAGATCGTCTTTTTCTCTTCATCAGAGGGGTCTTTCTTTCCCATGATGATTTTCGATAGGCGATCCGGGGTGAGCCCGCAATCCTGCGCGAACTGTCGCTGCGTTTTGAATCTCCCGAAAATCATTGATTTGAGCAGAACCCTTTTATTCATTGTCTGGACCGCGAGACATTAAAATGTATTTGCTTTGAGAAAAAATTTATTCTTGTGTCTCTCTGATTTTGCGATCAATATCAGCCTTAATTTTCCCCAGGTTAACCACGAGCATCCCTTTGAAATTCAAAACTTCCCGAAGCTCACTATCGAATTCAAAATCCTCTAGGCAGTGTTCAAAGCCCCACGGAGATATGATTCTAAAGGTATCTATATACTTGCCCTTGTCGCCTTCAAATGCCGTATAAATGTAATAGAGAGTACCTGGTTGATGATCGTCGGCAGGCGGAGCTGATGCTAACTTTCGAGTCCTTATATGGTATCCGGTGAGCAGGTCAGTTTTGTTTTTTGACGACGATTTTACTGATGTCTTTCTTGCATAACTAATAAAATAATTTTTATAATTCGTCGCCCATTGAATGAATTCACCATCCTCGCGCATCTCTTCAAGGATCTGATGGGCGGTGAAAAACTGAACGTTGAGCACATCGATGAGATATTTTGCCAGGCCGAATTCCAGCAGGTTAAAATAACTGTATCCTCGGCGCGTCCCTGCCTTCCTGGCTGGCCGTTCTGGTTTGATGAGGCGCTTTTCTGTCCAGCTTAAAATTTGCCTTTGGCTGAGTCCCGTGAGTTTACTCACGTCATTATTCAAATAAAAATCAGTCAACGGCATGCCTAAACCTCCAGACATTAAAGTGTCTATCATATGAATATTTATATTTCAAGTATTTTTTGTTCGATATAGATTGCGTCAATCAAGGGTACAAATAAGCGGTGACGTTCAATGTGAGGGTGATCTGGAAAGGTGTTCTATACCTTCTGAGGATTGGGAAAAGGCATGCCCTTTCAGATAGGCGGCATGAGGGCTATTTAAAACCCTATTTTTAGAATGTTTTATATTTTCCTCGTGGCACTCAGTGGCACTCTTCAATTTCGAGTGAATAATCTACATTGACGAATATTATCGGGCAGATAGGATACATGATGCCATCATGGGAAAAATGGCACTCTCTTGGCACTCAGTGCAGAGAGGTTTTGCCAAAACGAAGAGCATTCCTTAAGGGGAGTAAGATCTATTAATTGAGCATTTATAGGTAGTTAAACGGAACATGGGAAGGCTGATAAAAAGACGGTCACGGTGCACCATGCGGCCAGTAAAAGTCAATTATACGTTCGTTTTGGCAAAACCTCCTCCCGGCCGCGTCGCCGCGAAATATTAAATGGAATCATGGCTTTATTTGATTTCACGCGGCAAAAAAATAATTACCCTTTTGGCAATACCCCCCTGCACTCATTA